GTACATGATGCGTGGAACTCCGGCTGTGGCTTTTCGGTTGCCCTGATTGTCGATGTCTACGAATCTAGGAATTATCATACCAGGATAAACTTGGTAGGGAACGATGGTTCCAAAGCCTATTTCAATCTTCTGTTCTCCTTTGGCAAAAAAGGAAGGCTGGTCAAAGGACAAATCCCCATAAGCTTTGCCCCATTTTTCTAGATAGGTTTTTGCATCTGTTTCCGTTCCCGTTTTGAAAGTGTAGGTCAAAGTCTTTGCATACTCATTGGCTGAAGGACGGATTTCAATTTCTCTTGAAATGTCCACTTCTTCACTGATATCCGTGTAGATGTTTGTCCCTTGGTAAAAGCTGACCTCAGGTTCGATTTTCACATTGCCGTAGATATCGGGGTCTGATATCATCAGTTTGAAATAGCGTATGAAGGACACTAGAAAATCGCTACATTTCATACTAGGAAGGAACCTTCCAATCTCAACTACAGATCCCTCAATCAAGGTAGTGTCAAGTGAAACGAAATTAAGTTGCAACAGCACAGGAGTTGTTATGGTTCTGGACAGAGTAGTCCCTACGGTACCGTTGGTTGAAATGATACTAGCCTCTCCAAATAAGAATGTCACCTCATCCCCTTGATTCAAATCTATGTTGACTGCAATGTTCAAAGAGAACGTTTGGTCTGCTGAGGTTTGAACCAAACTCACCAAAGGGAATGGCGTGCCATTTTTCAAATAGTAGATAATAGCGCTACCTCCAGAAGAGTAAGTTGCCGACGCAAGAATAAACCTTTGGCGTATGCTTCCCGTCAAAGATAACTTATAGGCTCCTGTTCTTTGAGCCGTAAAAGTATTTGGCGTAAATTGGCTATAGATGTCTTGGACCTCATTGAATGTGACAATGGGGCTACCTGTGGTAATTAGTGGAAGACTCAAAGAGAACCCATCAAAGAGAGTAGTTTGGTTGGATACTTGTATAGGATTGCCATATTCGTCATAGGCATCTTCTACCAATTTCTGCTGTGTGAAATCGATAGTTCCGTTGTTCAGTAGAACTTTTCGATTGTTTTGCTCAATTGGTGAAATAGCTGCATCAACATAGTTTCCACCGCCATACCCAAACAGAACGCTTTTCGCTCTGGTACTGCTCAAAAATGTAGAGCTGTATCTTTGGCCCACAAAATCCATGCACTTTTTAAACACATCCACCAGGTGAACGTAAGGGATCATATCTGTGTTCTTCCACTTGGATATGCCTAGGCGCTGGTTCCTTTCGATTAATGGATAGTAGTAACCTTGTCCAAGTGGTGTAGTCCAAGAGTTTATGATATTGTCATTGGTAAGCGTATGCGTATAGGCAGACCAATCCAAGTCTCCGACTTCCAATGTACTGAGAAGAAGGAACACGTCCACGAAGTCAGAGAAGATTCCGACTTTGAAGGTTACATTTCCATCCAAGACTGAAACGCTGTTAAGCTTCAAAACCGCATTTCTTAAAATAGCCGCGCCGTTTTTAAAGTAGTTGCAGTTTACTTTGGCACTGCTGTTGAAATCATAGGTTCCCCCAATCTTTGTCAAGCTGAAAGCAGATGCAAAGTACTTCTGATTTGTGATGGTTCCAGGTAGATCAATCTCTTTTGAGAAATTACGCTGGCGTTTTTCAGGTTCCCGAAAATCGGCGATTGATAAATTCAAGGGAATAGGTATGCCCTGCGACAAATCCAAGCTAATTCCCGACGATGTTACAAGTTCATCCATCTCTATTGTGTTATGGATTTAAAGTTACTCTTTTTGTAGCTTACTTGGAAGTTCAAAAGCTCATCAAATCTGCTTTGCATTTTCATACTCTTGGTCTCCGTGACTACAATTCCATAGGTTTTATCCTCTTCAAATAGAATTGTGTTGATTGAGTAGTATATCTGTGCCAACCAATTTTGGTACTCTTGTGAAATCCATCCAGTGTAAACTATTCCGGTAGGCTGAATGATTTTGGTATAGGTAGTATCTCCGCTAGTCAATGGGTCAAACTGAAATACGTTGGAAGAATTCCAAGCGCCAAATTGCTTTTTGTACTCTAGGGCGCTGATGGCCGTTTCTTGGTCGTGGTTGTGGCCAAATAGGAACTGATCATAAGTCCCTAGCTTATTCATCCAATTCAATTGATGGAACTCTGTGCACTCGTTTGGTACAAATTCAGCTGTGAGAGCTTCTGATTGGTTCATGTAGATTTCCAATCTGTCCAACTCATCTATGGAAGCCGGTGCAATTTCTGCGATGATATCCTGCGGAGTTATTTGGACGTTCACTTTGTCTCCTCCTGCTGTTGACTGCTCAGACACAATTCCAAGTAGGTTGCCTGTTGCGTCGTAGCAGTAGGCTTCTACTTGAACAGCTGCATCGGTTGTGAGTATCGAAGCGTAGATAGGGTACTTTTTGCTCACAATCATTTTGCCTTCAGGTATTTCTGTCAACCATTTTTCATCGGGAACATAGGTGTCTTCTATCCAATCGAGTTGATAGTCTTCGTCACTGCATCTAGCCTTCAAAAGCTTGATCGTATTGCTGGCTGAGAATGCTTGAGTCACGGGTGTGGTTCCATAGCGCTCCGCTACTCTGACAGTCAGCTGTGGAAGTGTCTGCATGGAGATGATACCTGTTGTCCTGAGTGTAGGCTTCACAGAAGTCATGGAGATTTTAGAAGCATCCCAGTGAGCTCTATTGCCACGCTCTGGAAATACTTTGTCGGTTGATACCACAAGTCCATTCAATAGCGTTTCCACTATGAAGCAGAAATTGGCTTGCGTTGTTTGGTTACTGGAGAACTGAAAGACGATAGGGTTGTCCGTCGCTTGAATGCTCTGTGATGCTGGTTGTTGAAGATAGGTTATTGCCATGGCGCTTTTATTTCTACGATTATTGCTTGTTTTAATACTTCGCTAATTGTCTTGGACAAATAGGCTTTTAATTCTTTGTTTACTACGTCAGTGAAAAAGGGACGCGGTGCCATACCATTCTCCTTGATGCCTCTCATCATTGCAAAGGCCATTTGGTCATAGGTCTGACCGGGACGCGCTTGAAGTCCTTTGTCTCTGATCCATCCTAAAATGGAATCTTTGAAGGACATTGTGCTACCTGGTGCAGAACCCCAAGTAGGAGCTCCGTGGTTTACTTTGGTTCCGTTGACTCCGTAGTTCACATACTTCCAGTAGAACTCTGCAGATATGGCCACGCTCAGTGTTCCCGGTTGTGACTCATCTATGCTGATGATTGACTGCTTCAGTCTATTGGATGCGATGGCGTCATAGCCTAGAATCGATGCGTTGAGTCTATCTATGATTTCTTGGTTGAGTCCTATCAATAGCGAATGCAGCGGAGAATTTACTTCTCCTGCCACTGCTTTTCTTGAGACTCCGAGATTTAAGCTGTTGACTATTTCAGACGGGCTTTTCATTTACTTGACTTCTTCATTGCTTTTAGTTGCTCTTCGTGTTTGTGTTTAATGTATTTGCACCTGTGTGAGAAAGTGCGATAGTTCAGTTTTAGTGTATCGTTCCAAGTCAGGTTGAAGCAGTTCATGACAGCTTCAATCGACGCTTCCCACTCAAAAGGTTTAGGACCCGAATTCCCGAACTTATTTTGTTTGTTTTCTTCCTTACTGCGATCTCTCTCACCATTGACCTCTCGATTGAGGTTAGAGATCGTTTCAAAAAAAAATTGCTGCAGCGGATGAAAAGGTCCAATGGAAACTCTTCTTTGAACAGCTCATATCTGGAAGCGATTGTATGCTTGATATTTCCGTTCTCATCTACGTCCGAATAGCTGTAGCCTTCCTGAAGATAGAACAAACATGCTAGGCGCACAGGGTCCTTCTTGATTGAACTTTTGTTAAAGTCAATATGCCATCCTATCCCGACTTTATCCGGATCTACTAGGTGGAACGTTTGGTCCTTCAACCTTATTGTCTTGGGTAGCTGTGATATTATGTCCATTGTGGCCATTGACTTCACTGCTGTGTCCCTCATTTTCTTGATGTCCTTCAAAGTGAAGTCCAGCATTTTGTTATAGCCAAGCCCTGTGAACTCCGCTAAAAACAAAAGACTATCATAGTCTTCTTTGAAACCGTCTTGAGGTATCATCGCCATACTTGCAAAGTGGCGGATTCTTAAACCCTTTGCGGTTGTTGGTATTTTTACTTCCATTATCTTACTATATAATTTCCTGAATACTTTCCTTTGCCCATCTCCTCATAACGCATGGCGTCAATAGCGTGGTTGTTCTTGTCAACTGGTCTATTGGTTGGCTTACCGTTGCGGTCAACCTCCCAAACGTAGTTGCGTAAATTAGATATGATGTTCACGGATCTCCTAGTGACGTATATCTTTGGATATTGTTGCAGCAAGTCGATACCAAAACGGATTGAATCCGCTCCTTTGTCAACTCCCACTGCTCTAATTCTGTAGGTCTTTCGAAGCTCCGACACACTCTTGGGTTCTGCACTGTCCCAATATATTGTAGAGAAAGCCAAAACTGACTTCCTGATTTTCTCAGCAATTTTCCTGTTGGACATTTCTGTCTCATAAGCTATCTCATCGTAAACAGGACAGCCATTCCACTGATACCTGGCGATGATTGCTGTAGGGTCATTGGTGAAACCAAAGTCACCTCCACCGGCTCTGAGTCGTGCCTCTTTAGGTACGTCCTCTATTATTTCCCAATTGCTGAACACGGCGCCCATGAGAGCTCCGATATTTCCTAGACCGTATACCTGCCACTTATTGGCCCAGTATGCGTCTTTGATATTGTCTTTGTGGTAGCGTTGGCCTACTTTGCTTCCCGGTAAAAGTCGGGGATTGTGGTATCCCTTTTTCAGATAGCCTAAAATTTCATTTCTTTCCACCTCATCCAGCATCTCATTATCCTGAAAGGTCAGCTGAAGGAATTCACAGTCTTCACGGCTCAAGACCTGATCATCGACAAAGAATGGCGCATCCGGGTTCCAGTCACCTATCACAACTTTACAGCGTGACGCGTATTGGTTGTAGCTTTCAAACTTGATTTTGTTAATCTCATTGAAATAAACGCCATAGAATATACGCACTCCTTTACCTGCATCCTCCTTGTCCATAGATCTGAACTTGACTATGGACCCATTCGGGAACTTGTAGACGAATTCCGACTTGTTCCACCTGTACTCATCCCAAATGCCAAAGCCTTTCATGACGTTCTCAAAGTCTGCAATGACGCTGTCCTTCATTTTGGTGAGCTCCTCAGAGGCTATCAGCCAATTTCGTCCAGGATTAGAACTTGCAGAGTTGCAAATCAACATCAGAATCGAGATAGTCTTACCAGCTCCCTGCCCACCACGAATCATTCGAATGCGTTTTTTCATCGAACTAATTTTGCGAAGAGCTTTGGTTTGCTGCATTTAAAGTGGATCTACGTTCAATAGTTTAATTGACTGCTGTACTTCTTGTTCTACCTTGTCAGAGAGTCCCTGCATGCGCGCTGTGAGGTTAGGATGATAGATTCCTACCATACCACCTTCCAACTGATCTTGACGGACAATTTTGCGCACACGTGCGATGATGGACACAAATTCTTCGTATCGACCCTCTCGGTTCTCCAAGTACTGTTGTATGTGCCCAAGGCCGTAATAGTCCTCTAGATAGTTCTCAAAGCCCTCAATGGTAAGTGGTCTCTCCTTTTCTCTATGCACACTCATACCGTCTTTACCAACGAAGTCTAGAACCTTTATAGGGTTCTCTTTCACTTGGTTACGGTATTCAACAAATCTAGCCCAGAATTCCTCCGGGCTAGGTATTGCTTTTGGTACTCCTCTTTTTTTACGCGTTGGCGTCGGTGCCTTCGTCTTCGCCATCTTCCAAATCATTTACATATGCAAGCAAATCTTCAAACGATGTTTCTTCAGGTACGTCTTCTCCTGTTTTTGCCTTTACAATGTTCACAAGTTGTTCACGTGTGTACTCTGCACCTAACAAATCTTCACCTAAAAGGTCTTCGTCGTCTGCTTCCATTGCTGTAGATTGTGACATTTCGCCTTCTTCTTCAACTTTTTCAGTGGGAAGCGTGTCGATAAAAGCCTGAAGTGCTGCGATTCTTTGCGCTTTGGTTTTTTGCTCTTTGGCAAATTCAAAACCAAGGGAATCAGCTTCCGCCTGAATCGTTTTCAAAGTCTCAGCCCATTCAGGTGCTTCGGTTGTTTGCGGCTGTGAAGCTACCTGTGCTTGGTAGTTCTTAATGATGTTCACTGCTGAGGTGACACACTCTTCACACCCTAGATCAACAGTTCTACCCCAACCAACGGATTCTTTGGTGATTGCATGGTAACACTTCTCAATGTGTTCTTTTTCGGACTTGGTCCAGTCTTTGGCGTCAATTGCCAATTTCGGCTGAAGCGCCTTAAGGCTTGCTTCAATTTCAGTTATTCTTTTCATAAAAACTATAGATTAAAAATGCCATAGCGGCGGTTAATACATTGGTAGAAATTGCAAGTGTGAGCCAAAAGGCAAAGCACGTACTGCAGTAGATGGATTTAATTCTTTTGGTCCTGGGCCAATTTAATTGGATCCATCGATTGACTCCCCAGCGGTACACAAGTACAAACACCAGGAAGATCATAATCAAATTGAACTCAAAGGACCGTAATTCAATCCAGTGATTCAAGTCTAATAAACTCCGTAAGTATTTCATAGTTAGCAAATGTACATATTTTTTCTAAAACGCGACGCGCGATCCCACTGCTTTCACTGACTGCTTGGTAGCTGCCATTTAGGTGACAGTCCAAAAAAGTATCCACTTCTATCTCG